ACCAGTAGCAGTTCCAGCTATTCCACCAATAATTGAACCTAGACCCATTACCTTACACTCCTACTCTCATATATACAGCTTTTCTCATTACCGTAAAATTCTTCAGAGGTTCCGACACGGCGCATAACCCCATAAGCGCAAACATGGTCAAAAAATCTTTTGTTTTTCTCATTTGTGAATACCAGTATGTAAAACTTACGGAATAGAACATCGTGAGATTTCCTACGAATAGTATTAACAAAATTGACGTAACTTTCAAGTACTACTCTACTTGAGGCCCACTTAAACCATATTAACCTATCAAGCCTCAACTCAGCCCCGTTAACAAGAAAGAATCCTATGCCAACCATAACAACCTTCCCGCCTATCTCGGCGTAGAATGAGAATGGGGTAAGTCCGTTTTCAATTAAGAAAGCCTCGAAAGACTCAACAAATTGAGATTTTTCTAAGTTATTATCTATAAAATCAAAACTTCCCCTACGGTATGCCGACCAAAGAAAAGCAAAGTCGTTATCGGTTGACAGGGAGAAATCTATATTGCGTCTTAAAAGCCTATTCAGCTTAGGGCATCGTTTTTCCTGTAAATCTGATACCAATTTCGTTAATTTCGAAGAAGGAAGTTCCTTCTCGTATGATTTCAATCTGGATTTCTTCGCTCGTACCCGCAGGGAAGATTCCTTCGCGTTTGAACGATCCTGAGAATTGCGCTCCAAAATAACTTGATCCTCCAAAATAATAACCCCCTCCGAAATAACCTCCACCTGAAGCACCTTCTAATGTCATATTAGTAATATCAACCGAAGAATTACTACCTCCAAAAATAACTCTCAATGTAATATCTACATCGCTCTCAGCTCTGTAGCTTATATATCCCTGCACACCATAAGCATTGTAGCCCTGACCTAGTTTCAAGATACCAGAACGCCAAGAAGTCGTTATATCGTTTTCACCACAATCATGCTCTCCTATAGCCCCCTCAATTTTATATATATTTCCGTATGTGTCTCCGAAAAATATATATTCTAGGTTATCTATAGGATCAATGATAGACATCATGCTGGTAATAAGCATATTAAAATAATTATTTGTGGTGATAGGAACCCAAGGGGAAAATTCTGAATTGGCCACATCCTTAGAAAACTGCCACAAGGTTGTTTCACCAGCAGCATAAGAATAAACCTTCTGCGTCCTAGAGTTATAGGCAAACATCCAGTTTTGTAGCGAAACAATTTGGTTCTTGATAGGAATGGTCAAGTCATCAGTGGCCACATCTCCGTAATTCTGGGTTGATACAAGCGATTCTATGCGCCCCAAACGTCCTATAAGAATATCATTCCCTGAAGATGCCAAAGACTCTTTTCCAGTGGCATAACTCTTTGGGTAGAATTGAGATATACTGAAATCAGATGAGTCTGATCCGCTAATATTGAATATAGACCCGCGCTCCGTTGATACAGCGATACCAGAGTAATAACCAAGCATCCCGTTAATAGGGCGCAAATCAGGGGATAGCATATAGCATGGATCATCCGCCCCAAGGGATGATGATGGCCTATCCGAAATGGATAAATTCTGGTAATCAGATAACTTAGACACAACCACCATGTGGGGGGTGGGGGTTGAATTTGACTTAACGTTTGCGAAATACGCCCTCTCGTTATCAATCCAACAGTATTTTGCGTAAAAATCACCAGTTAGGTTATGGGTCATCGTTGTGAGCGTTGATCCATCCCATATTTTTACAGGGGTTTTTTCTGCCAAATCAGTCACAATAACGACATCATCAAGAGGCCAGTAATGGTGAGAATGGCCGCGCAATTGAGAATCAACGTGGCAAGAGCCTATATTGGTAAACCCGCTAACTGAATCCCACCTATAAACCGCTGCCCCTGCTTGCACTAAAAGGCTGGATTCACCATCAGAGTTTGTTAACGTGACAAACCCCTTAATCGGGCTGCCATTTGGCGCAGTGCCTAACTTATTTATAGCTGGCCTTGGGGTTAAATTCCTATTCTTGTAATCTAGGACGTAATTACCACCAGATGACGCTTCGTTAACAAGAATATCGTCCTCAGATGCGGCGGAATTTATCCCACCTCCGAATTTTACAGTGAACGATAAATCTTGAGACTGTGGAGCTGGCATCAATCATCCATTGGGTCAAAAGCTTGAACAAATCTAGGCTCGTAGTAGGAATCTTGCGGCTGAGCCATAGTAATTAAGCTCGCGGCAGTGGATAAAATCTTCTTGTATTTAGACGAGGACACGGCATAACGGGCATCAGATTGCTCATCAGTCCCTTCTTTCATTTTCTCTGAAACCGCGCCAATCAGGACGTTAAAAACATCATCATGGAACGGGAAAGTGTCTGCGGCAACAGATACAGACAAAGCCTTGTCGTAAATCAAAGCATAAACCGCACCATTCTCGGCAGAGGTAGGTTTCATATCAAGGTACAATTGGCCATCAGAAGGCCGTATGCACCCATAATTAGGCTTCCCGCTGTAATTATTAGGCTGCAATTGGTCCATGAACATCCTGACATAACCACCCTTGTACTCGTGGATTAAATCACCAGTTGTCTCGTTCTTTAACGGCCACCGCATCTTAACCAAATTAGAAGGAAGGGAGTAATCCCTATCATTGGTTGCCAGTGTTATGCTGCTAATACCAAGCTCATTAGGATGTGCCATAGAGCAATAATTATAAAGCTCTATGACTACCTCATTCCAAGACATTACCGCTAGATCAATGAGAACTTGACGCTGCGAATCGGTCAATGATCCAAGCTCGCCGGAGTTCGATTTAATAGCCCCGTATCGCTTTAGAACCTCATTAACACCATTCAGGAGCGTTTTTGTGCCCATCACTTATCCTATTCTGCTGGTTTAGTCATTTCTTCGACTGACAAAGGTCTGCCTCTTTTCTTTGCGGCAACCTTTTCCTCAGGATCTTCATAACCTTCGTATGTGCAAGCAGGGCGTTCAATCTTAATGCTACCAGAAAAATCCTTGTAAGCCGTAACATTCTTGAAGGAAAATTCCCCATTACCACGAACATCAACCAATTTTTCAGATTCCAAATCGGCGATTTTAACCAAACGTGTTTTGGGCAAATCATCAGTAATATTTGGGATATTATTGGCCCTCAGAAGATAATAAAGACTTAAACGAGACAGTTTCTCGAAAATCTTGCGATCATCTTCCGTATCACGGGTTTGAAAACCTTGTATTCCAATCATAAGTTTCTCCTTTTGAAAATAAATGGAAGGGGAAAAACTCCCCTTCCAAATTCGATTTATTAGCTTGTAAGAGCTGTCGCACCGGACTTAATAACTCTAGCCCAGTTACTGTTAAGCACAGCTCCACCATGCCAGAACTTGTAGGCAACGGTTTGGATTTCATCTAATGGGTCAGATGTTCCGCCGCTACCTTTGCCTTTCATGATGATCTGGATAGAATTAGGAATGCTATCAACACCTTTGACGGTATATGTACCATCAGGGTGCATTTTACCAAGCCCAACAGAACCGAGAGCGTCCTGACCATAAATAGCCGTGGTGTAAACATCAATGTTAGATGCACCAGTAGAACGCAATCCAGTACCAGTCACAGAACCGCCTGCGTTAACATCAACAGTAGCATCAACCGCGTACACGAAGCGAACAGCGTAACCAGCGGATTGCAGGATACCAAATTCACCAACAGCCGTTTGAGTGTATCCAGCGTAAGTCTCAACACTTTTGAACCCTGAGAGGTCTTTAATGTCTTGAGCTACGTTAGGATGGCAAACGCCCCAGAATGCAGGGAGGATTGGAGTTGACCCAATACGATTCCCACCTTCAGACATGGCTGTAAACGGCATAGCTACGTTGTTAGTCAGAATATTGACAACATAGTCAATTGAGTTCCGCGTGATTTTGCTTACCAGTGCGCCTGTAGAAGCAACACCACCAGCATAAACAACAGTGGCGTTATCATCGACAACATCACGTTGGACCATGTTCAAAGAACGGCCAGAGCAAATACCGAGCTGCTTGTAAATCTCAGGAACCATCGTAGAACTGTTATAGCTCACGCCTTCCTCAGACAGCACGACAATTTGACCGAACTTAGACAGAGCCGCAGTAACATTCGTTTTGGAAACTGCAACAGCGTCACGGCCCCCAAAGTATTGAGCGTTACCCGTTTGTTCAGACAAAGCAGTTGTGGATGGCGTAATCGAACCGATACGCTGCCAAACAGCTACGTTTGAACCAGCATTTTCAGACACCTTACCTGCGACTGTACCAGCCAAGTAAGGGCAATGTGGCATAGCGGAGCGCAAGAAGGTTTGCTCCAATACACCGTTAATAGGTTTAGTAACTTCAGAATCAGTAGCAGAAATAACTGCGGCCATAATAAATACTCCTTAAAAATTGTTAAGGACTACGCGCCAAAAAGTTTCTGCTGATATTCGTAGAACTCTACATCATCCATCTCAGATAACTTTTTCTGTGGCGCATCGTCCGTTGTAGATTGTGCGCTTTGGATGGCTGCTGCTATTTGATTCCGAGTTTGTGTTGCGCCGAGGTCTGGGAGAGCGTTAATTTCTTTCCGTATCTCGCTCCTTAAGCCACGCTCGACTTTCTGCCAAACCTCAGGGGATTTATTCCTCATTTGGTATGCCTTAAGAACTCGCGTGTCCTCAGAAGCCCTGAGACGTAAGAACGCATCAACCATCTTTTCAGACACAGGCAAATCACCTTTTAGGGATTTTACGGTACGACCGTACTCCTCCTCCAAGGCTTTAACCTCCAACTCCTGCTCCCTGACTTTTTGACGCTTCACATAGTCTAAAACGTCATTGATCCGGTCATCATTAGTTGTAACTTCCTCATTATCAACAGGCGGCTTTTCACCATCCTTTTCCTCAAACTCCTGTACCTCTTTCAGTACAGTATCGAGGTCTGCATCACTATCGGATGCTACTTGTGCGCTATCTACTTCCGCAGAAGGAGGCGTAACCTCTTCATTGGTTTCAGGAGCCACAGCTTGCGGTTCATTCATCGGCTAACCTCATTATCTGTTTCGCCAGTTAAAAATTCAAGGATTATTCGCCCTTGCGCGATTCGTCCTGAGTTATAAACCCAGTCAGAAGATTGTTCATCATACCCCTTGTTGCAAGCCTTGTAAAGCAACGGTGAGGGCACTAGGGTTTGCAGCTCCAATAGCAGGGTTTTGAAGTCCTCCTGCTGGCGCAGCCTCTGGAGTGCTTGTTGTGAATACATCGACATCAGTAATACCCGCTTCTCTTAAAAGTTCACGTTGGATAGCATCAAAATTAAGCGGCTGAGCCAAACCAGATTGAACGGCCAATTGATTAAGCTGTACGACCTGCATAATAGCCGCAATCTTCTGCTGTTTCTTAGCAATGTTATCCGCAGGGCCAAAGGCTCCAAGAACCTCAAAACAGACAGTCTCAGGAAGCAAATCCTGTTTTACATTAACATACGATCCATACTCTTCCATATATATCTGGACAACATCATCACCAATAGCTTTACGCGCCATGTGATAAGCATAATTAAGCCACTTTACCATAGGGCCTTTAGTAATAGCCCTAACAAAATCAACAGTCCGAATCGTCCCGCGCTCTAACTCTTGGTCCTTAGCGGATGCAGTGGTGTGTGATAGTGTCTGCGCCCCTAACCGTGGGGCATTAACGCCAGTAACATCAGAATACTGTGAAAGGAACGCTTGATAACCCGCCAGAAGGGCAGTCGGGTCTCCAATCTTATGAATCTTAATCTCACCAGATGACGACCATTGAGCTGACGGATATAGCTTAAAGCCACCGTTGCTTCTAGCCGCTACATCATCCTTATCATAAGATATTGGAGGCTCTGTATTAAGAATAGCTGACCCCATAAACCGATTCAATGCCTCAGAAGCAATGGTCTGAATTGGGGAACCCTTAATAAGGGGAGATGATCCATAGGGCTGGTCAATATATTCCCGCTGATAATGCACAATGATGTAGCTTGACATCGGGAACTCATTGTACTGGATACGGATAACATTGCTTGTATCTTTCAAGCTCTGCCTATCTTCCCCACAAGCAACGGTCACAATAACGTTCGGGACGAAAATACTATCCGTACCATCGTTAAATACAATGTCGCCCTCGTATTCAAGGGTTTCAATAAAACCACTGTCCCGTGGCTTGATAGCCTCAATATTCTTAATCAGCCAGCCGCCATCCATAAAATTAGACGCGCTAGAATCCAAATTCTTACGGCGGGCCTCTAAAACAACATCGGCATATCTGCGATTCTGTTTAAGGATAATCCCACCACCAATACTTGCCCCATTAGCAAGATACTCATAATCACGGTCATCAAGATAAACATCTTTAAGAGGAATCGGGACCAAAACAGGTATCTTAGTGCTTCGGTTAAAGGTATTCGCAGAATCATGGATAAAAACAGACTTAGCGGCAAGCCTAGCTCGGCCTACACCAACGCTGTACTTAGTCGCCTCACCTACAATCATATCCCAAGCCTCTTGGTTCTGTGATTGCTTCAGCGCGTAAGATAAGAAACCTTGGACAAAATGATTGATATTATCATCAGTGATAACACTAGGCGGGTCAGTCTCACTACCCACGATAAATGAGCTATTATCAAGGAAATTAGCCTTAAAAGCGTCATCAGAATAGGCTTTAGCCACAAAAAACGGCCCAGAATCAGGAAAAAGAAGCCTACGGACATCAGATGTAATCACTTCCAGCGTCTGAGACTGCAAAGGAAGCTCGCATTCAGGCATCCAACGCTTCTCATTGATACTTTTACCACTAGAATCCATCTTATATTTGACTGAAGGCTTCATGCGGAGCTGGCGGTTAATGACCTTCATCTTGTCATCAAGCCATTTCCTGTCCTTCTTGCGCCGATTATACTCATTAACAATATAATCAGCCACACTATTCAGATGCGCGGCGGTAATACGGGAAGATTGCTCTACACTGTTTGACATTCTTTAACCCTCACCATATCATCGTAAAATTCACGCCCACGCTTCTCAGCCTCATTCAACCTATCAGTTTTAGATGCGACAGGAAAGATGATTTCGGTAATAAAAAACTCGCCTAAAGTTATGTCCTCAGGCCCATTGGAAACAGCAAAAAGTGTCTTATAATGGGGGGAGAAAAGGTCACGATCCCCTCGGCAATACCCCTCGCACACATACATCTCATTATCCTTGAGCTTAACCCGCCGCTCAATACGCAATCCCTTGCGGTTAACCCACGCCTCGAACTCTCTAATATTCATATATAACTCTCCATAGGCATATTAGCAGATGATCCACCACCGCGCATATATGATGGCACAGCAAACCTACGCATCATATAAGCATAAAACGTTGCGGAAAGTAAATCATCCCGTTTATCAGTAATCTTATTGTCTCGCCTGTGATAGTTCCGGTACTCCTCGAACCATTCGTTAAGATTCGAGAACACCTTGAAACGGCCAGTCTTGATTCGCTCGTAAATCTCCATAACGGACCGCTCTTTACTCTGTCCTCCACCAACGTCATTCTTATACCGCGCAGATTTAGACAATAAAGACAAATCATGCTCACGATAGGACGCTATAAGCTGCTCACCACGACCCTTCTCAGTGTTCAACCCATCATGAGGCCATGCAACAGGTATATGGCCACTATACAGCCCCCCGCCCATACGTTTAATCTTCTCACTGTGCGCCAAAGGGTCCATTTTCCGTTCCTTATTGGCCGCTACGACATAGACAACATCATTATCAGGATCAACCGCAATCTTAACAGTAGCGGCAGGATGGTCATAACCGAAATCTATGCCAATAATCTCATGCCAGAATGTCGGAATATCAAAAGGGGCAACAGAAATAGTCTCCTCTGGGAACGGAAACACAACCCCCTCACCACGCATCGGGATACCTTTCGACCTCGTAAGACGCTCATGCTCAGGGTATTTAGCCAGCATCTCCTCCTTGTCCTTGTCACTCAAGTGTGGAGCCTCATCCCATGTCACATTCTTAATAAAAACCTTGTCGCCCATATCATAGAAGTGCTGCAACATAGGAGTAACACCAAGAAGCGGAGTAAACGTCACCAACAACATCCCCCGCTTCGTGATAAGGCGCGTAATAGCCTCCGTGTAAAGCTGGACATCATTTGGATCCTCATCTAGCCAGACAATATCAACCGCCGTCCCCTGCCACTTCTGCCAACCCTGCTCGTATGACTTCCAAACACACTCAGAATACCCACCAGACACATGAGCAACCTTAACGCTATCAACAACCCCAGAGATACCAGCTTGACGATAGGACGGCGTGCATAAATTGTCCTTCGGTATCATACCAGTGCCGAAAGCATCACCAGTGCCTCCTAGCAACTCCTTCTGGCTAATGTCCCTCAGAGACTCATTCGTAATACCGCCACACCAAACGAGAATAGGGCCGCTAAAACGCCGCCCTTCCCACCATGTAGGATAAACACCAGTCAGATGACAAGCCACCTCATACGCCGCACTAATCGTCTTACCAACACGGTTCCCTGCAATAAGCATCCGGTCCGCATAAGAACTGCCCGCGTTGTGGAAATCCCGCTGCCAAACATACGGATTATGCCTGAACATACGTGTCCCACGCCGCAAGCGTGCAAGCGCATCAAGAGCAGCTAAACTGCTATCAGACACGAATAGTCTCAGTCATAACGTACCAGACAGCAGAGCCAAGGTTAACAGTAGCTTCCCCCTCGTTCTGGAATCTAAGCTCAATAACCCCATTCGCCTGTACATAAGCACTGACAGTTATGTCCTGCAAATCAATCGGATTAACAAGCCCGACAACCGCCGTCTTACCAAGCACAACACCAGTACAGCCAGTCAGTTGAATAGTCTCACCAGCGGCGTTAATCAAAGACGCAGGGTCAAGAGTCGCCTTATAGACTCCACGAGACACAACAACACCGTTCGCCGTCAAAGCCATCGTATTATTAAAAACCTTATCATCAGTTATAGCACCAGTCTTATCCAATGACTTAGAGCCATCCACGGTAATAACAGTAGCAGCAACCATCTTAATCCTCCAAAATAGAACCAATACGTCCAGACATACTCCGAACAATGCCCTTGAATACTACCCTCCTGCGTGCCCACTCGTCAAGCTCGCACTCATTGTCATACGAACTATTAACCCACGGAGGAGAAAAATACCAACCACTCGCATCAAGCGGTATCCCGCATAGCAATATATCGCAGTATCCAAGCCGAACACCCAACAATGCCGCATTAACCCCGCTATTGCCGCCAACTAAATCAACAACACCCACACCCTCAGGCACAACCCCACCCGCCCCATTAGTCCATAAACCACCACACGGAGGATAAGCTGGCCGCCTCGCCGCCGCCCACCGCGCAAGCATCCCCCCATCATTACTGTACCAGTACCGGAGATAATGAGGATAGTGCATCCCCACGTCATTTATCGCCATCACGTCATACCCATCAGGGCATAACCGAACAGATGTAGCTAAATCATCCCAAACACACCGACCAGAGCCAAGAATAATAAGAGGCTTCATATCAATACCCCTTAAGCCCCCAATGCCTCAACACAACCCCCGTATCCATCAGAACACGCCCACCAGCCGCACGAACCCGCTCGCAAAACCCGTAGTCCTCCGGCAGCTCAACCCCATCCACAACATCAAATGACCACCAACGCCGCTGCTTACCGTAACTCTCAGTCTCAATCATAGGCAATCTATCCGCAATCGCCTCAAATGTCCCGCGCTTAATCGCCATGAATCCTGTGCCCGCGTAATCAACCTCAATCACACCACCACCTAAATCACCCAAGGCCATCAGTCTCCCTCCCGTATGCGCCGCTAGCTCACTCCCCTCCCGCTTCAATCTATAACACCCAACCGCCACACTCGCCCCATGAGGACCAAGCAATAAACCCAAAACCCGATCAAAGTCCTCAACCGTGAACTCAATGTCAGAATCAATGAAAAACAAAACCTCACTGTCCCCACGCATGAAATACTCAGTCATCCCATACCGTACCCGATGTACCCCGCTGTCACTCGCAAACATCACGTCATAAGGATAACCAATCCGCTCCAAATACCTGACCAGATCAATCACACTCCGCATATTCGCCGCCATGCAATTACCAGCATACTGCGGCAAACATATAAGAACCTTACCCTCAACCATCCATTACCTCAGCTTCCAATATACCATCACTGCTTATCCCATTCGCCTCTAACTCAGCACATCCCGCCTCGTAACTCAACACCCGCTCCAAAACCAGCGTCCGAACAGAGCTGATAATACTATCACGACTCGACACACTTATATCAACCTTATCAGCCACTTTCCCATCTATCCGGTCACTCACAAGACCCAACAATCTCACCAAATCACCCCCGCCAACCTTCCCCTCACCAATCAAAATCAGCAACCGCTTAGCAGCCACTTTCTGTAAACTACTCGCTATCCCACGCGAATCACTCGCCGCCTCCAACTCCCGCAACGCCTCACTTACATCCAACTCCACACCAGCACTCGCTCCAGAGCCAGAGCCTCGAGCATTCCGTAACCGCCGCTCCTCCTCCTCAGAGTATCCGCCAATCATTCCTCATCCTCCATCAAATAACCACCAGATCGCCGAAAAGAATTCAACCTGCTGATCCGCTGTACCATCCCTAAACTCATACCCATCAACCGCGCAACATTCCGGTAACTCTCCCCATTACCCAATAATCGCATCACCTCTGACACCTCATCCCTCGTAAATTCTATCCGTCTGCCCATCCCATATCCTCCATCCCCCGCAACATAACAGCTTTTCGATACACTTGCAAGCGGGGGATGGTGGGGAGGGGACGGCCAATTTGCAGAAAAAAGCAAAGGGGTGCCCCCGCCATGCGCTTCTGGTAATGCTTGAGCGCGTGCAACAGTCAACAGTACAAGACAAATGATAACAAGAAACCATCGACATCTTTCAAGCATTGATACGGAAACACCCATTGACATATACCCCCATCAAACGCCCGATGTGATAACGTATATTATGAATAGGAATGAATTGAGCAATATCAATGGCTTACTTATTATGAGTAATAAACCAACTGTTTCACACACGCAAATTCCACTTAAGCGTGTATTTCTGTGAAACAAATTATGGAATACAACAAAACAGAGAACGTCTGACGGAAACAGCCGGCTACAGAGTTTTAATGAATTGGAAAATCGGCCACTAGACCAGCTGGAAATGCGCCACACAGAATATGCAATTATAATAATATGAGGGTTTCAGGGCGTTACCTGAATTCTTGTGCGTTGCAGCACCGTGGGTTTTCCTAGGCACACAGAGCATTTTCCAATTCGTGTTTTACGGGTTTCTGCCGTTTTTGCTCAAAAATGCCCCGAAAAATGTGATTATCTAAATTATCTTTGAACAGCTTTTGAACAGCTGTGACCAGCCTTTCCAGTCATCGTCATCCGTCTTTGAACAGCAAAAAATAAAAACGAATCAAGCCCATACCCTCTTTTCTCCCTTCTTTATTATATATATATATAGTAGTAATTATAAAAAGAGGTATATGGAAATAGGGGGGAGAGGGTACACGGAATCCACCCCCATTTCCACGGCAACTCTTTTTAGAGCTGTTCAATCGCGTTTTCCTGTAAATGATGGAATATCAATGGCTTACGAGGCAAAATGAACATTTTCTTGCTGTCCAATACGGAAATCTAGGTACACAGAGGAATTTTGACGAAAAGCTGCGGGTTACGGGCTGTTCAATTTTTCTCTTGTTTTTGCGTTTATAACTTTTTTTTGCTAAACATCACTTTTTTTGTTGACGCGGCCAGAATCATGCTATATGCTCTATCTTATAAGGGTTTTTGATTTACCCGATTTTGACACTTTAACGATAGGAGCTAAGAATGAGCAAAAAATATCAAATTGAGGGAACGGTCGGAGCCGGATATAAAGAATCCGCGTATTTTAATCCACGCGAATGCACATGGGAGACAAGGAGCATGGATTCTGCTCGCTATGATATACCAACACTGGAGGAGGCGGAATCCCTCCTTGAGACAGCTATGCAAGATCGTGACGTTTCGGACATAAAAATCGTAGAACTTGCCGATTCAGTGGAGGATTAAAATGGTTATATCATCAAAATATGCGCAACGGCTGATACGCCGAGGGAAAGCCAGTTATGCTGGCACAGTTAAAACCAATGATCCTGACTGGATTTATGTAGTGATTAACCGTCACGATCTTACACGCACCGATCACACCTTAGTACGGGAGGCATAAAATGATACGCACCGCTTTAATCTGCAACGCTCTTTGGCTCTTGGCTCTTATGTATGCCGTGGCATGGGGCTATGTTTCAATTAACTTTTAACATATAAGGGGATTATCACTATGACAAACGAATCAATTCAAACTCTCATTGACTCAAACAACCTAACTCTTTCTTGCGTTTTTGTTCCATTTAGCCAGTCGCGGAATAAGGACGAAAAGCATTTATCCTTGAACTGGAAAGTCACCTTGTTGAGGAATGGGAAGGAAGTTTTAACGACAGATTATATGCAAGGAATAGGCCATGCGCCAAGCTATAAAATTGCTGACAAATATATGGCGATGAAAGCTCAGGCGTTTGAAGCTGAAACAGGAATAATTGATCCTGACATTAAAGACGTTCTTTATTCCCTAATCCTCGATTCAAATGTTCTCAACTACCCTGAATTTGAAGAATGGGCGTCAGATTGTGGCTATGAAACAGACTCACGCAAAGCCGAGTCAATTTATCGGGATTGCCTTAAAAATGCCTTGAGGCTGCGCGGTTCATTGGGCGAGTCGATCCTTGCTCAATTGAGCGAAGCTTTTCAAGATTATTAGAAATGATTTTACACAACAGACATGGTTAATAAAATGGAAAAGCTAAAAATTTTAGAGGATATTTTAATGAACTTAAAACCTTGTGAATATTATATCCATAACATGGAAGATAGCACAGGAGATAAACAAAGCGCAGTTAAGCATCTCTCGCAGGCAATTTATGCTTTGGAAGGATTGATTATTGACGTCAGGGAAGAGGTATAAAATGAACAA